AATTATTTAGTATCTAATTTAGGTAATATCAAAAACAAAAGAAATGATAAGTTGCTTAAACCATCTATCCACAAAACTGGATATTGTATAGTTCAATTATTTAGAGATGGTGTTAGGAAAAGTTTAAGATTACACCGACTTATAGCAGAAGCATTTTTAGGCGAAATTAAGGAAACGGATTATATAGACCACCTTGATAGAAATAAACTTAATAATAAGATTGATAATTTAAGAGCAGTAAGTCCTACTATAAGTGTTTTAAACAGAAATGTTTGGGGTAAAAGTAAATATAAGGGGGCTTACTTTAGCGAAAAGCGAAATAATTGGCGGTCTCAAATTAGAATTAATGGTAAGTGTATTAGTTTAGGATATTATAAAACAGAATTGGAGGCTGGAACAGCGTATAATGAGTATATTGAAAAGAATAATTTAGAGTTTTATCTAAAAAATATTATCTCTGTTTAGTTTATATATAATGTCTGATTTTAGAACCGTGTTAATTGAAGACTCACGAATTGCCGATATTACCTCTACAGAGGTTTTTGGAGTTCAAAGTTCCGCATCACAATCTACCTATCAACAATTTCAGGCAGTTTCCACATCTAACTCCTCTATTGTTTTTAACGTTCAAGTTCCAAGTGAAAACATTGTTATTGATAGACACCTCCTTTTAGCATCTCAACTTGCTTTCCAAATTACCGCTACTGGTGTTCCTATTGGAGACCAAGTGTTTCAATACGGCTTAACTGAAAGTCTTCAGGCTTTCCCTCTCAACTCTCTTTTTACAACTATTCAATCCACTATTAACAACGTCTCTGTTTCTACCAACTTACAGGACGTTTTACCAATGTTAATGAGAATGAACGATAAGAGAATGTTAAGCAGATTTAATAGTCTTACTCCCTCTCTCCCTGATAGTGCTTGGGGTAAATACGCTGATGCCCCAGGTTCTAATAGCAATCCTCTTGCTGGATACGCTAATGCCTCTTACGATGAAGACTTTGAACCTCGTGGTGCTTTTCATTTAGACGAATTACAAATAGACCGTTACGTTGGTGGAGTTTTTGTAGATAATTCTCCTATCTCAGGTGCTACAACTGACATTTGGAAAATATCTATTAGAGTTTCTTTGACTGAACCCTTTTTAGCACTTTCACCTTTTATTAATTGCGAACCTGACAGCAGTGCTGGTCTTGTTGGAGTTAATAATATGTCAATGGTTCTTAACGTAGATAGTTCTTGCCGTCGTCTTTTCTCCACTGCTAATAACTCTGTTGTTGGTGGAAACTCTCTTGTCGGTTATATCACCAATATTGAACTGGGTTTTCCTGTTGCTCCTCAAGGTGGCTCATCTCAGGCGGTTGGTTTCCAAAACACTCGTCTCTTGTTTAACTTTTTGTCTCTCCAGCCCGAACAATACGCCAAGATTAGCACCAAGAACGTTGTTCCTTATTTAGACTACCCACGTTATTTGACTACATTTACCAGCGGAACTAATATTGCTCCTCAGGCATCTGTCACTCTTACATCTCAGTCTATTCAGTTGAACCAAATTCCTGACCTTATACTAATTACTGCTCGTATTCCAATGTCATCTCAAAACTGGAACTATTCATCAAGTTTCTTGACTGTTGAAGGCATCAGTGTTAATTTCAATAACGCATCAGGTCTTTTGGCATCTGCTACTCAACAGGATTTATACAATATTTCTTACCGCAATGGCTCATCACAGAGTTACTACGAGTTTAGAGGTTCTGCTGATATTAATGATAATGCTACTGGTGGAGTTGAAGCGAAAGCAACAATCGGTTCTTTACTTGTATTGAACCCCGTGTTTGACTTTTCTTTACCATCTTATCTTTCCGCATCATCTCTCGGTCAATACCAGTTCCAGTTCAACTTGCGAGTTAAGAACCAGTTTGACTTTACTATCGTTCAGCCCGAAATCTGTATTATCACAATGAACTCAGGTATATTCGCTACTCAGCAGGGAACATCTCAAATCTTTACTGGTATTCTTACTAAGGAACAGGTATTAAGAACTAAAGAACAAAATCCCGTTCCCCAACTTGATAGTGTAGAATACAAAAGATTGGTTGGTGGAAAACTACAGAACAGAGGAATGGGTAATGTAATGAAAATGGTTAAGGAATACGGAATGAAAATGCCATCAGGCGGAGCGATGTCGGCTGGAGCAATGAGCGGAGCAGGAATGTGTGGTGGAGCAATTAGCGGAGGTAAAAAGTCCGCATCTAAACTTGCCAAACATCTTGCTTAAGTTCTCTAATAAATTATTATAAGCCAACGCAATTAGATTTAGATAATAATGTAAATCATTAAATTATTATCTTTGCTTAAACTATAATGGAAGTTTATAACCAGTTAATTTCTGCGAAAGTTTTAGACAATGTAGATGCGATGCTTGGCACTGTTCCCCAACCTCAAATGCTTGGAGGCAAACGAATGAGAAACTACGTATTACCTGGTTCTACCGAATACGATTTTCCTGCCTCTTTAAGTGTAGGGAGAATGGACGGCCAACGCCCTGCTACTCTTGCTGGTGAATTTTGGCGAGACTTTGGTGATGGTTTCCCAGTTGGCTCTTTACAGCCACCAAAAATAGATGGTGGGGTTAGGACTGCTGTAATGAAACCCGCTGTAATGCCACAGCCCGAATTAAAGATGCCAAAAGGAGGTAAAATGCCAAAGGCTTTAAAAAAGATAGGTAAAGTCGCTTTGCCTATTGTGAAAGAGTTGGGAATGACACTTGCTAAAGAGGGTATTAAAGAGGGTGTTAAGGCTTACGCTAAGCCAAGTTCCGCTCCCGCAAAAGGAGGCAGACGAAAGAAAATGAATGTGGAGGAAGCAAAGGAAGAATTACGTGAAAGTGTAAAGTCCGCTGTTGGAGGGAGACGAAAGAAAAGTGTTGGTAGGGTTGTTGCTCCTCCTCTTGCTGATACTGCTGACGCTGATTTAGACGGAGGTGCTTTGCTAAGAAATGACCCATCGCAATTTCATTCATCTGTTTATCCCCCTGCTCTTGCCTCTTACAGACATTCTTTTCCAGTTGCTAAAGATGCTTACGGCAGAGGTAGAGCGAAATTACCTAAAAGTGGTGCGAAACGTAATTCAGCCCGAGGTGCTATTGTAGCGGAGGTAATGAAAAAGCACGGATTATCTTTACCTGAGGCAAGTAAGTTTGTTAAAGAAAAAGGTTTATATTAAGCAATCTGTTTTTTATAATAAAATATAATCTTATATTATTATATAATGCCACAACTTCCAAAAAAGAATAATTTGGATTATAACCCTGATGCTACAATCTTAGCGTCTAAAAAGATACGAGCAATCGCATTAGAGAATATGACAAATCCTGTATTAGACCCCGACCAAAAAACGCTCTCCACTCTTGAGGCAGAAAAAAGATTAGATGAGACTTTCAATACATTACAAGAATTAGCAGGTAATTACAATTCAGCAATCTTACGTCTTGCGAATACCTTAGCAACTCCATCACGACAAGGTAGGGGTAGGTTAAAAGGCGGGGCAGATAGGGATACTTCTGTTGCCTCTTCTGTTTCCACTTCTCCAAGTCTTAGAGAATACGAGGAGCGTCTCCGCAGAGATAGAAGTCGTTTCAGTGCTTTTTATAGTGATGATGCCCGTAATACTTTTGCTGTTCCAAGTGCTACTCGTGGCGTAGTTGATGACGATACGATGAGTGAATTACCTGAGGGTGGGGATTTTGTCATTCCTTATACTCCTATTGATACAGGACGTAGAACTGAAAGTAGGAGTTTTCCTGAATTAATGTTTGTAATTATTCAATTAGTCCGTAAAATGGATATTCTTTTATCTTCACGTATTAGACCTGCTATTAATAAACTATCACAAGTTCAAATAGATTTGCTTACTAAGATTTATCAAATGGTTGAAAATTCAAAAGAGGAAATACAAAATCCGCTTACTCTTAGTGGAACAGACCCTTATACAGGTGTAGCAAGGCGTAGAGTTAATCCGCCTCAACTTAGTTTGCCATTAGAAATGTCTGTATTCGGGCAATACGGAGATGAAATTTTTGAAACATTTAAAGTAGAGGTGAATAAACTATTACTCAACTTAACTGTTATTATTAATTCTTGGAAACAAAACACACCATTAGGTCAGCAAACGGAGGTTGTCCGTCAAGTAGAGGGTGCTGGTCGTAAGCCAAGAGGCAGACCTAAGAAAGATACAATGAAAATGACGCTTGTTGGTTCAGGTCGCAACTTTTACGGAGAAACAATTAATAACAGCCGAGATATTCCAACTATTTGGCAAGTGTATAAAGATTGCCCGACTAAATACCTGCTTTAACTGGGTTCGCTATTAATAGATTATAGGAGACTGGACGGATAGGACGGATTGACGCTTGACGGATTGAGTTTCAAAAGTCTCCAATGAAAAACCACTTTCTTATATTTCTTTCTGCGTTTGCGGAACGAAAATCCGTTTTTGGAATTTTTCGCGGGGGGTTTTGAAACACTATCCGTCCTGTCCTAATCCGTCCATCCGTCCAGTCTCTAATAAGTTATTAAAAGAAACCCCGTCTAACCAACCATTATTTATTCTCTCTAATAATATATAATGATTGACCTTTTTGAACGCAAACAGATTAAAGATTTTAGCGATAAGATACAAAAGGTATTTAACCTCCTTACAATAAGTCGTAAGATGCGTGTTGTAGGTTCTGCTGGTTTAAAGAATATTCGCTACGTTAATGATTACGACTTAAACGAACTTTATCAACGAGATTTTGATACAGATGAGGCACTGGATTTAATTTATCAAATGTTTAAAAAAAAGTTTGATGAATGTGAAAGAGACCCCACTTGTTTTATTACAGACTTTAAGTGCGGTCAAGACACCAATGGAGAACCTCTTAGATGGAGCAAAGAGGATATTAAGCGTGGAACAAAAAGATTAGATGATGGACGAACTATTAAGTTTCAAGATTGTATCTTACAAAAAACCACTTTCAAACTTGACCTTATTAAAAATATTGACGGGGTATTTACCGAGTTTAGCGATAATTATTACGTTAAGTTAGGAGTTGAAGCCAACTTTTTTCCCCACGATGTTGAGTTAGACCACTTAAAGAATAGTTTAAAACACGCTTACGATGAATATTTCTACGTGTATCGCAACTTATTCAAAGGATTAA